TCATCCGGGGCCATGTATCCTGGCCCGGCCGCATCCCCAGGCGAAGTTGAGCGCGCGCACCCAGTGATAGAGGTCGCCCGGCGCGTAGGTGTGCGGATCGGGCAGGCCGAGCGCATGGGCGCAGAGCTCGGAGCAGAACCAGCGGTCGGGATGCTGGCGCCGCAGCGGCACCGCGAAGGTCAGAAGAATACCGCGATAGTCGTAGCCCGCGCCGATCTCGGCCGCGGCGCGGGTCCAGGGGTCGGCCGGCACCCAGGGGTCCGCGGGCGCCCAGGGCAGGAGCGGAAGCAGCTCCCACCTGTCGGGGGCAAACGCGATCTTCTTGCGGCGCACGCCGCCGTCGCGGCCGCTGGCCGAAATCGCGGGCTGCGTGACATCCGCCGGCCCGCGCTCGGGCCAGAAAGTGAGTTCCACATGGCTGAAGGGGCTGCGCGTGACCGCGCGAATCACACGGTCGTCAAGCCGGCCGCGCCCGCGGTAGAAGGCCAGCGCCAGCGTCATCCTTCCGCCTCCGCGCTGTCGTCGCCGCCCTGTTGCTCGGAGCCCTGCGCGCGTACCGTGGTGGTCAGGGCGCCGGCGAGCCGGTGCTCGACCCGCTTGACGAGAAACATGCCGTCGACGCCGCGATAGACGCCGCTGACCTGCGCGGCACCGCCGGCGAAGAGCGCCGGTTCGAAGCCCGCCAGACGCGCGTTGAGTTCCAGCTTGCCGCGCCCGGCGCGCCGAAGCTTGGCCTCGGCCGCGCGGCGGGCCTCCTCCTCGGAGGAATGGATATGGCGCAGGCGATGCACGGGATCGCCCTCTCCGGCGGTGACGGTCTCGCGCGTGCCGGCATCCACGTCGCGCCACTCGGCCTCCACGCGGCCGACCTTCTGGCGTTCGACGACATCCCAGTCCCAGTCCTGGAGGCGGGACGCCGGCAGGGGCAACGGGGGCAGGGCGCTGCCGTCGGCGGCCTCGCCCCGGTCGCGCGGCGTGACCACCAGGCGGCCGCCGGCGGGCTTGGCGGTGGCATCGAAGCGCTCCGCCAGCCGGGTCAGGAAGGCGAGGTCGCTTTCGGCGGTCTGCGCCTCGAACGGGATCGCGATGCCCGCGAGCCGGGGCGAGACGGCCGCGGTCAGCCCGCCGCGCGCCGCGATCTTCTCGACGATGCCGCCCAGCGTCTCGTCCTCCCACGAGGTGGAGCGTGGCGCGCGCAGCGGGCCGGTCATGTCGGCCGCCGTCGCCTCGACGGTGAGGCTGAGCGCCGGGCCGCGCCCCTTGAGCCCGTCCACGGTGAAGCGGCCCATTTCCACCAGGCCGGTTTCGCGGAAGCCCAGCGAGACCTCCAGAACCGCGCCCGTCTCGGGCAGTTCCACGCGGGCGTCGCGCGCGTCGATTTCCAGCGTCAGGCGGTCGGCCTTCTCCTCGTCCCCGTCGACGACGGTCAGGCTCAGCAGCCGGTCGGCGATGGTCGCGGTCGCGTCCGACCCCTCGGCGATGATGCTGAATTCCGGCGTCACGACGCGCCCCAGAGCCGGATCGGCTGCACCGGTTTCGGCTCCGGCGCGGCCGGAAGCCGGATCGACAGGCCGGCGGGCAGGGCGGCCGGTTGCGCGGCGAGGCCGGGATTTGCCTCGAGGATGGCGGGGACGAGCTGCGCATCGCCCAGCTCGCGCCAGGCGATCTGGTCCAGCCGTTCGCCCTCGGTGGTGATGTAGTCGCTCATATCAGCCCCAGAATGCCGCTGCCCAGAATGCTGTCGCTGCCATAGGATTGCAGCTCGACCGAGAACTCGATCTTGCGGGGCGCGCCGTCGGCCATCAGATGCGACTTCGTCTCGGTGACCGAGACGATCACCCAACGGTCCCAGACCCAGCCCATCCCGTCGGTCATGAAGAGCGGCACGCCGGTGCCGGCGATGGCGCGCATGCCCGTCAGCTGGTGCAGCCCGCCCCGGAAATGCGGGTAGATCACCCCCTCCAGCGTGATCGTCTGCACGCCGGGGCCGGCGTACTGGGCGGCCGGCTTGCGCCCCGTGCGGTTGAGCTGCTCCCAGCGATAGGCGGCGTGATGGGTGGCGCGCTGATAGTCCACCTAGCGCATCCCGAAGCGGAAGCTGCCCAGCGCCATCATCACCAGGTCAATCATACTGGCCTCCGTCATGCAGGGCGTCGTCGCCGCGCCGGCGGGCGCGCTCGATCCGGTCCATCACCGCCTCGGCGATGGCCTCGGGCGATTGGCCGGGCGCGGCATGGACGTGGATGTCGCCCACCGTCATGGTCAGGCTGCGCGCGGGCGCGGCCGGGCGCGCGTTGTCGCGGGTGCCCGGCGCGGCGCGCGTCCCGGCCTCCGGCGCTATGACGCGCACGGCCGGCGTGCGGTCCTCCAGGCCGCGCCCGGCGGCAATGGCGGGGGCTGTCCCTGCCGCCTCGGCGCCCGGTGCGGCCAGACCCAGCCCCGCCGCCGTCAGCACCGCCGCGGCGCGGGCGGGCAGCGCCCCGACGTCGAGCGCCCTGCCGCCGAAGGCCGCCGCCGCGGCGATGAGCGGCGCGGCCTCCCGCGCCGGGGTCACGCGGCCGTTGGTGCCCGGCGTGAACAACTCCTCGCCCAGCTCGTTGACGCGGTAGGTGAAGCCCGCGCGCACCGCGCCGCCCAGGGCGCGGGCGCCTTCGGGCTTGTCTTCCGCTGCTCCGGCGGCAGGCGCCCCGGCCCGGCCGGGGGCTGCTCCGGTCGCGGTCCCGTCCGGCAGCGACCGCAGCCCCTGCGACAGGCGGCGGACCTTTTCGAGCGCCCGGTCGATGGAGGCGCTGTTGATTTCCGGGGCGACCGTCGTGCCGGCGAGCAGCTGAAGGGCTCGCCTGAGCTTGTCGGATCGCGCCTTCGTTCGGTCGATCTCGGCCTGAAGGGTGGCCAGCTCTTCCTTTTTGGCGTCGAGTTTGTCCTTGGTCTCGGCGAAGGCAAGGAAGTCGCCCGGTCCCTTGGGCTGTGCCAGCTCCTCTTCCAGCGCGGCGATCTCGCCGCGCAGCGCGGCCGCCTCGGTGCGCAGATTGTCCAGCCGTTCGGGTGGCAGGATGTCGCGCGCGGCCGCCTGTTGCACGGTGCGCGCGGCGGCGCGGGTCGCGTCGTCGGCGGGCAGTTGTGCCGCGTCCGGCGGCGGGATGTTCCCCTTCGGCGCGGGCGCCGGTGTGACCAGCCCGAGCCGGTCGAGGAAGTCCATGACCGGCGATGCGTCTTCGGCCTCTTCGGCCTTCTGCCGGGTGACCGCGTCCCGCCTTGCCTTGTCGAGGTTCTCCTGCGTCGGGTCGAACGCCTCGGCCTCCGGCGTCAGCTCGCCGTTCTCGACCGGCTTGATGCCAAGGCCGAGACCTATGCCCGTCCCGATCGCGCCGCCGCGCAGCAGGAATTTCTTGAGCCCCGCCGCGAACGATCCGCCGATCAGCGCGGAATGCCACGCGGACGCGGCGCTGAGCCGGGCCATCTGCGCCGTCGCCGCGATCCGGAACTTCACGAACCGCGCCAGCGCCGGCGCGAAGTTGGGCAACAACGCGGCGCTCCACTTGAGCGGGGCGACCAGTTTCGTCAGGGCGAACTTGCCCCCGGCCTGCGCGATCCACATGGCGGTCGTGATCGTTTGGATCAGGCCGGCCTTGGCCCATTTCAGTGGTTTGAGCAGAGCCGACACTGCGAGTTTGCTGTTCACCGCAGTTGCGATCCAGAGCGACTTGGTGAGCTTCGGGATCAGCTTTGCCCCCCATTTGATCGGCGCGAACAACGCACTCACGGCCAGCTTGCTGCCCACGGCGGTTGCGATCCAGAGCGGTTTGGTGAGCTTCGGGATGAGTTTGGCGCCCCACTTGAGCGGCCTGACCAGCGATGCCAGCCGCAAGGGCCTCAGCCGGGTCAAGGCCGCGAAGGCCAATTGCAACCGGCCGAAATTTCGCACAGCCGCGGCCGCGATGGACAGGAATGGCCCGAAGGCGAAGCGCAGAGCCAAAAGGCCCAGCTTGAAGCCGAAGAGCCCGGCGGCGATCCAGCCCAGCTGCTCGATCAGTTCGGGGTTCTGCGCGGCCCACGCGGTGACCTGCCCGATCACCGGCATGATGGTTTCCATCAGCTCGTTGAGCATGGGGAGAGGATTGGAGCCGATAACTTCAGCGGTCCTTTCGAGGTAATTGAACAGCCTCCGCCGCGCTGCTGCTGTGGTGTCGGCCTGCCTCTTATATTCCTCCTCCGTCAGACCGAGCATCGCGTTCGCGTCGGCCGTGGCCTCCACGATCTCGCGGTAACGATCCGTGCTTCCGAGGAGTTGTGATATCGCCTCAACGCTTTCCTGCCCGAAGAGCTGGCCGACTATCGCCCCTTTTCGGTGCGCTTCGACGCCTTCGAGCGCCTCCAGCACCGAGAAGATGGCCGGCGTCGCATCCTCCTGCATCGCCTTCGCCAGCTTCCCGGGCGCGATGCCCAGCTCCTCGAAGGCCTTGCGCTGACGGTCGGTGACGCTCTCCCCTTGCGTGAGAACGCGCAGGAAGTTCTTCATGCCGGTGCCGGCAACAGCCGGCGCCACTCCGGCATCCAGCAGAGCGGTGGTGAGCGCCGCGGTCTCGTGCGTGGTCAAGCCGGCCTGCTTAGCATATGCCGCCTGGTCCTTCATTACCTTCAGTATGGCCGCCTCGGTCGTGCCGTAACTGTTTCCGAGGAAATTTACCCGATCCGCCAGGAGCAACGATTGTTCGGCGCTTAGGCCCAGGTTGTTACGCCAGCGCGCCATCGAGATTGCCGCGTCTTCCGCGCTGACCCCGAATGCACGACTGACCTTCGCGGCTTGCGTGGCGAAGGCGATATAGGCTTCGCGCTTCTCGGCATCGGGCAGACTCTTGTCCACCACGCCCAGCCTGCCGGCGGCGGCGACGATATCCATGATCTGCCCGGCTTTTGCGTCCAGCCCCTGGTCGGTCACGAGCACTTGGATATCGCGCTTCAGCTTGTCGAGGCCGTTCTTGTTGGCGAACTCCACGGTTTTGCCGACCTCGGCCATGCGCGCTTCGGCCTGGATCGCCGGTTCGGTCAACGCCCAGAATGCCGCGCCCAGGCCGATGACCTGGGCCGTCTCGCCCTGGATGGCCGCCGACCGCGCGCGGTTCTTTTCGGCCATGCGGTCGGCCAGGGCGATGTTGCGGTTGCCCGAGCGCTCCATCGCGGCGCCGGCCCGCTCGACCTTCTGCAGCGCGGCCTTCGCCGGGCCGGTGGCCCGGTCGATCAGGCGCAGGACAAGCTGCATGTTCAGATCAGTCATCGCCGACTCCGCCGGGCGCGCGGTCGCGCGCTTTGCTCCACCAATAGGCCAGCGCCTCCACGCTCATCGCGCCGGTCTCGGAGGGCGGCCAGCGAAAGACCGCGGCGATGTCGGCCATGGCATCGCCGGGGTCGTCGGGCAGCTCTAGAGGCTCGCCTCCTCCAGCGCCTTGCGGTCGGCGGCCGAGAAGAAAAAACCGACCACCTCCTGCGCGATCGCGGCGAAGTCCACGGGGCCGAGGGCCGCGACCTCGGCCTCGTCGAGGATCGGCTGCGAGATGCGCGGCACGACCGTGATGATCGCGCCCACGTCCATCTGCATGAGCCGTGCCAGGCTCAGGCCGCGCAACTCACCGGCCGTGGGCTGGCGCAAGGTGACCTTCGCGATCTTCTCGTCCTTGCGCTTGACGGGGGTTTGCAGGGTGATTTCAGCCATCGTTCAATCCCCCTTCAAAGACCCATCGCGGCGCGGATGCCGGCGAGCTGGTCGACACCGCCGACGACGCGCACGCCGTTCTCGATGTCGATCTTGATCAGCTCCTCGCCGTCCTTCTCGACCTTGAAGAAGTCCAGTTCGCCGGTGATCTTCATCTTCGACGCCTCGCCGGCCTTCAGCTCGTCGAATTCCAGCCCGGAATTGAGAATGCCCATGGTGAAGATGTAGGCGGCCGCGTCGTCGAAGGCGTCCGTGCGCGCCCGCGCCGCGGGGCGCAGCACCAGCCGGTCGCGGGTGCCCCAGGCGGTGATCATCTCGCGGATGTATTCCTCCACGGTCAGTTCGACCTGAAACGCCTCGGTCCCCATGTCGACGGCATATTCGCCGTCCATGCCGGCGCCGCGGTGGCTCTCGGTCTTGAGCTTGATATCGGGCAGCTTGCCCGAGGTCACCTTCCCGAAATAGCTCTCGCCATCCTTGAAGGCGTTGAAGTTGCGGATCACGCGGGGGTAAGCCATGTCGTCCTCTCCTTAGCTGGCCAGCGGCACGTCGGCGAGCAGCCGGCTGTTGTATTCGTTGGTGTCATGGATGTTGAAGGTCAGACGCTCCAGCGGCGCGGCATCGCCCCAGTCGAGGTCGACGAAGAGCTGGCCCATGTCGAGGCTGTCATTGGTGTTGAGCTCGGGATCGACCCAGACGCTGCCGCCCAGGATCGCGCCGCGCGCCGTCAGCCGGTCCAGATAGGCCTGCACGCTGTCGACGATGTCGCGCACCAGCTGGTCGGACATGGGCTTGTCCCGTGCCCAGCGCTGGCCCTGCACGATGCTCTCGCCGATCATGCGGCGCACGCGCACGGTGGTGGCGAAGGCGTCGCGCGGGTCGCTGGCACGGGTGCGGTTGCCCAGCCAGCGCAGCCCGTCGTCCTGGACGATGGTGGCATAGCCCAGTTCCGACAGCAGGTGCGCCTCCGTCTCGCCGTCGTCGAGCACATAGGCCACGGGCTGCGCCGGCGCCACCGCGCTCATCACGCGGCTGTTGGAGACCGACCACCAGAAGCCCTTCTCGATGATGCGCTTGGCGACCGCGCCGAGATAGGAGGCCTCCGCCTCCTGCGTGACGACGGCCGCGTCGTCGGCATCGAAGATGCGCATCTGGTTGGCCAGCAGCCTGATCCAGCGCGAGGACCAGAGATTGGCATAGGTCGTCCGGTCCGCGAGCCCCGTCACCGGCCCCTGGGCGGCGAACTCGGCCTTGAGGCCGGTGGCCACCGTGTCGAGCGCCACGGCGACCGGGTTCTTGACGGCCGGGTCGGCCGGCGTGGTAAAGCCCGGCGCGCCGATCAGGTCGGGTTCCATCCCCAGCACCGCGCGGGCGAGGTTGAGCGCGTAGATGCCCGTCTCGGCGACCGAATCGCCGATCACGGCGGTCTCGGTTTCCGGGTCGGTCGCGCCTTCCTCGACGAAGACCATGATCACCCGGTTGACGCCATAGGCATAGATCTGGGTGTAGACGTCCTTGGCGGTGCCGGTCGTGCCGAGCTCGGCCGCCTGGCGCGGCCCGGTGATGAAGACGGGCGTGTCGGCGGGATACTTCGTGGTGTCCCGGTCGGGCGCTGTGACGACGGCCCCGATGATCGCGCCGCGGACGGTGCGGATCGGGCGGATGCCGTCGGTGATTTCGACATATTCGATGCCGTGCAGGAAGTTGGTGGGCATGATCTGGTCCTCCTTCAGGACTGTTCCTGGCGCAGCGCGGCGGCGGCGGTGCGCATGGTGGTGAGCGCGGCGTCGATATCGGCCTCGGCGTCGGGCGCGTCGGCGGGGATGGCGGCGAGCGCCGCCTTGGCCTGCCGCTTGATGGCGCCGGCGGCGCCGACCACGGCCTTGAAGGCGTCCGCCTTGGCAACGACGATCTGGGCCAGCTCGGTGCCGGCGATCCCGTCACCGGCGGCCTCGGCCTCGATCATCGCGGTGTCGGTGGGATTGGCCGTGCCGTCGAGATAGGCGCGCGCCGCGGCCTCCTTGGGCGCCCAGGTGTCGCGCTCTTCCGCCGGCTTGCGCCCGGTCAGCTCGGCCAGCAGCGCGGCGAGATTGTCGTCCACCTGCCGCTCGGCGCCCGCGATCCGGGCGGCGTGCACCGCGGTCGCCGGAACGCCGGCCGCCAGCAGATCGGCGGCTTCGAAACGCGTATAGGTTTTGCCGTTGTGTGTTAGCGTGACCATTTCGTCCTCATGCGTTGGAGATTTCGTCGTCGAACAACGACCCGGTTGTCGTCACGTCGAGCGAGGTGCCGGCCGCCGCGTCCTTGAGCCACTGGCCGCCCATACCGCTGTATGTCGTGCCGGTCGCGTGTACCGACAGTGGCCCGTTCCAGCTCCAGAACAGTCCCTGCCCCCCCGCGTCGGCCTGCGTGCCGTCGATGTCGCAATCGCGAAAGCTGACGCTCAAAAAACCATCGGC